TATGCATTAACGGCATTTTTATAAGTAATTAATCTGCCGGTTTAGAAGTGAGTGATAAAATGGCTGGAAGGCAGCGCGGAATAAGAATTCCGTGCTTTCCAGGGCAGGCTGCCTCCCAGCCAGAAGATGAGGATGAGGGCAATAAAATTATTTAAGCCGGGAGGTAGAAATGGACGAAAAGGCGATTCAGGAGTCAGTCCAGCTATTATTTACCGGGGGAGCAACAAATATTACAGTTGGACAGACAATAGAAGCATTCCTGCATTCCGAGATGGTCGGCCTCTCATCTCATACATATCGTTGGTACAAAATCCTATTAGAAGTGTTGGCTGAGTTCCTCGATCCCCATCGCTCTCTGGCCGATCTGATGGAATCCGACTTGATGAACTGGCGTACAGCAATTGGAGAACGGGGATTGTCGCCCTTTACATTTCATGGCCACGTCCGGGCGGTAAAGCGTTTTTTTCGCTGGCTGTTCACGAGGGGGATTTTAACAATCGATCTGGCCGCGCATGTGGCATATCCCAAGCTTCCCAAATTGGGCAGGAAAGGCATCTCGGAGGAAAATTTGCAGACGATCTTGAAGGCTGCCGAGAATAATCCCCGGGATTATGCCCTGTTCATGTTCCTGGCTGCGACCGGTGCCAGGCGGGCCGGGATCGCCAATTTGATGCTGGCCGATCTCTCTCTGGAAGAATCGGATCCACGGTTGAGAAGGCGGGCGACGGTGCGTGAAAAGGGCAACAAAGAGCGGATTGTATTGATGACTCCCCGGACTCTGCAGGCGTTGGAGATCTGGTTGGCAAAGCGGCCGGCAATCGATGACCAGCACGTCTTCCTGGGTCGGCGCCGAAAAGGGCCGTGGCGCCCGCTCACACCGAATGGGGTTTCTTCGATTCTGGTTCGCTACAAGAAAAGCTTGAATTTGCGCGGCAGTGTATCTCCGCATCAATGGCGCCACCGGCGCTGTCGGAGATGGCTCCAGGAAGGCCTGGACCTATCCAGTGTGAGCCGCCTGGCGGGGCACAGTGATCCGGCGATGACAATCCGGTTCTATGGGGGATTTGACATCGACCAGCTGCAGGATGCATTCGATAAACGCAGCCAAGACTGATAAGCTATAAGTAGTTGCAAAGTAATCAACTACTTATGGCCCTAGTGTTTCGATACTTTTCTAAATTCGCTATTCGATTGTTAAGGTTCAGTTTTCTCCGGCTGCCCCGGCCGGACGACGCCGGCCGGGGAGTCCAGGAGGATTTGTCCACTACCTGGGGTGGTGCAGATAGTGGACTGGCACATGCTCCCCCGGCTCAGGCGATCACCACCGGCGTGAGAGAGATACGCCGGCTCCCGGCAAGTCCAGGGAAATAGTGGTTAAAGGGCAGCAGCCGGAAAGTAACCCGGCCGGTGGTGCGATGAAACGATGTTGATGGGCCTGCAAAATGGAATGATTGAGCGATCGGGTTAACGATCTCTCAGCGGATTTGTTACAGTGGGGGTTTTGAGAAGATAATTTCATCGGCATTGCCCGACTGCGGTCGGTGGTGCACCTGGTCCCGGAGTCTTGGAGGATAACAGGATCAGGGGAGTGGACAGTCAGATGCTTCCCGCTCTGGCTGTTCGCTTTTTAAGTGACTTTCCTAATTCTCTTCTTCGAGTTCAAAAAAATCGCCTGGTTCTATTCCCAGTGCTTTGGATAACAAATCGAGAGTTTCGAGTTTAACTTGGCGTGGATATCCAGTCAATTTAGAGATGGATTGACGACTGACACCGGATATTTCTGCCAATTCTCTCTGTGTCATCTTACGCTCTTTGAGAATTTTGGAAAGCCGGAAGCGAACTGCCGGCGTTGGCATAGGTAGTAGCATCTAACCTCCTTCTTTGAGTTAGGACAAGTTTAATCATAATTTCAAATTTGTCAAGGTCTATTGACCTATTTCACCCTTGACAAATTATAAAATTTGCTTATAATTCAATACGTAAACAGGTATACAGTTCCTTGCAATGCGTTTGCACGCAACACTTTTCAGAATCCCCCTGCCCCACTGTAATGTTGAACACCTGTTCTCGTTACGGAAGATGGAGGTGAAAGAATGAACGTAAAAGCACATATCCAAAATGCGCAAATGCTAACGGACCGGGCGGATGGTGAATATGGCAATCAATTGATGGTGTTGTCTGGAATTTGTGATGCTTTGATCGCCATAGCCATGATACTCGATGAGATCAACGAGCGGGCAAAGGTCGAGATTGAACGGGAAGAGCTCAGGAAGATCGGATTTGAACAAAGCTTTGATCCGCCCCCAGAGCTGATGGATCCCGACCAATAAGCGCGAGCAGCTGTTCTGATATATGGAGGGAATAAAATGATTATCCACACGATCGCCTGGCTGATATTCGTCATTGTCCTGGCCGCCGTGGCCCTGGTACTGTGCGAGATCTAAATGAAAATTAGCGAGGGGAATTGGTATTTACGGCGGGAATATAAACGGGCGGACCCGGCCTTGATGGAGGCCTACAGGCGATTATCCAGGCAAGACCGGGAGGCGATCGATGCCCTGGTGATGGTACTCACGGAAAAGGTCGAGAAATTGGGACCAGCCAGCGCCCTGGAGTTATTGTACAAACTGGGAAGGTTTATTTCAGGAGGCAAAAAATGACCATTCATTTGATATCCGCCCTGTTAGGCCCGGACGTATTCGAAATCCTATTAGCGACGCTGCCCGACCACTTCTACCGCTTGAGCCGGCCAGACCAGGAGATTGCCTGGTCGGCGATCTTGAGCGCCATCAACCGGGGGGAGACGGATATCGACAACCTGGCGGCGATCCCCTCCAATTTGCAGGTGACCCGCCTGGAAACTTTTGCATAAAGGATTAAATTCATGCCACCAAGAGTGACCATCATCGTCTACACCACCGATAAAGACAACGGATACAACCGGGCTAGCGAACTCATTGAAGAAGAGCTGCGCAACGCCCCAACCGCCCTGATCGATATCCCGGCGAACCCGGGAGAGCTGGCCGACATTGCTTACTATAACGCACTGGTTCAAAGAATGATCGACCGAGGAGAGATCTAATGGATGGATCCTGCAAACCGAACTATCCGGATTGGCGTCCGATAGCAGTGGGCGATGGCAATCTCAACCCGTATCATTACACCAGCGCGAAAAGCGCGGGGAGGTAAATAAAATGAAGACTCTGAAAGTTTGGGGAATTGGATTTTTGATCGGCTGCGTGCTGGCAGTAATTCTTGCCACCGCGTTCTCAATCTCGAATACATCTGCCCAAGAATTGCTGCCACGTAGCTCGGTTGCTGCTTCTTTACCATCAGACAGTGACAATCTCTACATTTGGAAACGCCACTGCGCCGGCGGGCTCGTGAAAGGTTTCTTACAACCGGCCCAGGATAATATCCTGGTAAATTGCTATAAGCTGGTAGGAAGTACCTGGCAACTGGATTGGTCGAAGATTGGCTCGCAAGCAATTTCAAGGAGTCGATTGTTCTATGCAAGGCCAATCCAGGGGTTGCCCGGGGTCAAAGTAGTTTATTTGGAGCCTAAAGACGATTAGCCTGAAATTCGTTTGGCCTGGAAGTTAATCATTCTGCCGGGTATGCCCACGCCCGGCAGAATGACCAAAAATCGATGATAAAGGAAAAACCAATGGAAACCAAAAAAACTTCACCTTTATTTTGGATGGCGACCCGATTGATCGTCGCCTACACCGTACTGACGCTGCTCGGCCTGGGTTGGGCCTGGCTCGTCCGCTCGCTGCCGCAAGCTATATTGTTCTTGGCCTTATGGTTGCTGAGTTTCGCTTTATACAAGGAATGGAAGTATGGGGGATAAAGCAGAGATCTAAATGCAACGCAAAACATCTGTTTCTCGTTATAACAAGAAACGATGTGGCTATACTGTGCGATTGGTGGCTTTATAATCTCGCTGGCCTGCGCCGTTCTGGTGATTGCGGCAGTGATGCGCTCGGCACAGATCAGCCGTAGAGAGGAGGCAGATGAAATGAATCTCAAACAATTGGCAATCGAAACGTATCTACGTCAGCAACAAGAAGTCGTCGTAGGGTATAAGCAAGAGCTCGTCGAGCTGGCTGCCCGGGCGGCCAGACAATTCGAAAAAGTCTTCGGTTTTTATCCTGAAAAACAAGATGCAGAGACCGGATATATCGAATGCGATGGCCTGGTATTCCGCCAGGCGACGTATGAGCATCGCTGTGGGCTGGAGGTCATACTCGAGTGCCCGAAGTGCGGCGAGGGATATTTTTGCAGCACCTGGATTTGGAATCTATTGGACCTGGGCCAGATCCTCAGCGTCAACCCGAAGGACAGGTATCATCCGGGTTGTCTGGCGATCGAGGCCTCAATTCCCCCTGCAATCGAGGTTCATGTACCCACCGAGGAGATTTTGCTCAAAGCTCTCAGGGAGTTCATCCGAGAAGCACGCGATGAAATTGCATAAAAGAGAGCCGGCAGGAGTCGACGACTCCGGCCGGCAGCGAGTGGGAGCCAACCCAGCACGCGCGCTGATTATATCATTTCTGGGGAAAAGACGATTAAAATTTGGAGAGGATGCGAATGGATGAACATATGTTTTGTGATCGGGACAATAATCGATTGGCTGTGCCTGCTGCAGCCAGTGTTGTTACGTTAGAGAAGTCGCGGAGTGATTATTGGCGGGCCTATTATCAGGCGAACCGGGAACGCCTGGCCGAGCAGAAGCGGGCCTATTATCAGGCGAACCGGGAACGCCTGGCCGAGCAGAAGCGGGCCTATTATCAGGCGAACCGGGAACGCGTGGCCGAGCAGCAGCGGGCCTATTATCAGGCGAACCGGGAACGCCTGGCCGAGCGGAAGCGGGCCTATCGAGAGGCGAACCGGGAACGCCTGGCCGAGCAGAAGCGGGCCTATCGAGAGGCGAACCGGGAACGCCTGGCCGAGCAGAAGCGGGCTAACGCACCATCCTGTCTATATTGTAGCCAACCGGTGACGGGGGGACCATTAAAAGATTTTTGTAATAGGGTGCATTATCGATTATATTTTCAAGGGATTTATCAAGCTAATTAGCTTTGCGCAAGGAGATAAACGATGACAGAAAATACTTACCAGCCGTTGTTTTGGGGAATCGTGGAATTATTTGGGCACAACATCATCGCTGGAGAGGTGGGGGAGCAGACTATCGGCGGGGAGAGTTTTATTCGGGTGGATGTGCCGGAGATTGATGAACAGCCGGGTTTCACGAAGTATTATGGGCGGGGGGCGATTTATGCCATGACACCGTGCGATGAGCTCAGCGCCAGGGTAGCGGTGGAGGGATTGCGGGCGAAGCCAGTCGAGGTATGGAAACTGAACCTGCCACAGCTGAACGCTGACAACAAGGACGAGGATGAGAACGATTAGAAAGGGTATTTCTATGAAATCAGCACTAGCACCCACCGCAGATTTAGCAACTCCAAAGATTGAGAAGTTTGTTAATACCAAATTGCTTCCTTCGTTGGGGCATCTCGCAATACTCGATGAATTTTATGCCTGTGAACCTTGCGTTCATGCTGTAGAAAACCATGATGGAAATCAGTGGCTTGAAGGCAATTGGGGAGCAAAAATCTTATGTCAGAGGTTCGATACTTACGATCTCGATAGATTGGCTCAGCTGTCAACAGTAATCTGTGTGAATGATGCAACGATTTACCCTTCAAACAATCATCAAATCGTAGTCAATTTATGGCTTTCTGCACGAGTGATGAGATAACATCAAACGTTCCAATCCAATGAAAAACAAAAAGGCGGCGGAGATCGGGTATAAATTTTTGGAGTGGCTGGCGCCGTATTGCCGGCGGGCAGAGATCGCCGGGTCGGTGCGCAGGGGGAAGCCGGATGTTAAGGATTTGGAGATCGTGGCGATCCCGTGGGTGGAGATGCACCAGGAGATGGGGCTGTTCGGGCCGGTTGGACAGCCGGCGGAGGTGAGCTGGTTGGAGGAGACTCTTGCGCATGATTTGCCGCCTGGCTGGGAGCCAGGCGGGAAGAATGGGCCGAAATTAAAGCGGTTCATCCATACTTCGGGGTTGGTGTGTGAGTTGTACATGGCCACAGCGGAGTCATGGGGGGGGGCGCTGGCGATCCGGACAGGGCCGGCGGAGTTCAGCCAGGCGCTTGTAATCCGCGCCAGGCGGATCGGGATGCAGGTGAGCGGGGGATATTACCTGCACCGGCACGCGGCGAGAATCGGGCCGGATGGGAATGCGATCCCGTGCGAGAGGGGTGAGCATTGCATTATGATTGTGCCATGCTATGAGGAGATCGAGTTTTTTGAAGCGCTGGGGGTGGAATGGAGGGAACCGGGGGGGAGAAGTGGTCAGTTGTCAGTGGTCAGTAATCAGTGAAGAGAGAGAGGGATTATGGGATTACCATTTGCGGAGGACATAAAACATTACTGGCAAACAAGTCAGACCTCCCCCGACTCTTGGATGAAAAAGACCAAGGATCTAATCGAGAAGATGGGGGGAATAGTCTTGGCAGACGCATATGGCAACGATCTGGTAACTGGTAAGGCGGCATTTATGTTAACTTTTGAGATTGAGGGTGACAACTTCAAAATATTATGGCCGGTACTTCCTAGCCGGGGAAAGAACGATCATGCTGCCCGTATCCAGGCAGTGACACTTCTTCATCATGACGTGAAAGCCAAATGTATGAAGGCCGCTGTTTTCGGGGCGCGGGCGGCGTTTTTCTCGTATTGGATGCTGCCGGATGGGCGGACAGCGGTCGAGGCGTCGGTGCCAGAGCTGGCGAAGGGGGTACCGGCGATGTTGCGTAATAAGAATTACGATGCCGCTCCGCAATTGGAAGAAGGCGATGTGATAGACGGTGCGGTTCGTGAGAACGAACCGGAGGTGATGGGATGAAGGCTCTTACTTTGACACAGCCCTGGGCGACATTGGTTGCCCTAGGATTGAAGAAAATAGAAACCAGGAATTGGCGTACAGATTATCGTGGGCCATTGGCGATCCATGCTGCCAAAAATTTTCCTAATGCGGCACAGTATTTATGTTTTCAACAGCCATTTAGGAAGTTTTTGATCGATAAATATTCATTTATTCAGGGAGGTGAAATTTATTTAGGTCGCCATGCTTTCCCTTTGGGTTGCGTGATCGCCACGTGTACATTAACACATTGTCTAAAAATCCCTGAAACCCCGACCGAGTTCATAAATTTCGATCCACGCAAATATGGCATATTTTTGGTGTTAGAGAATGGAATGGAATCTACTGTTATGTTGCCTCCATCTGAACCAGAATTATCGTTCGGAGATTACACAGCAGGCAGATATGCCTGGCTGCTGTTTGGGATCCACCAGCTGCCTCAACCAATTCCAGTCCGCGGGCAATTGGGTTTATGGGATTGGGATGCGGGAGTTTTGAGTCTCATAGGCCAATAACAACGATTATTGGTTCAGACTGTAACCGTGAACAGATGTTCTCGTTATAATCATGGATGACAGATTCGTCGCTCGAGGAGATATTGACATCTGCACAGCTAGCCGGCTTGGCAGATATATTATTGCAACTGAGAAATGTTGAAGGCCGGCTGGCGAAACATCTGACTGCGGGACAGGTAGAACTTATCGAAAATGGATTTTTTGAATTAGAAAAGCATGGCTGGGGTGTAATCGAGATCATCTACCGGGAAGGGAAGGTGATTGGGGTCAATGTGACCCGGCAAAATAAAGCTTGATTTTTTCGTAGTTTCATTCTAAAATATACTTAATCAAATAATCCGGCCCTAGAAAACCATTATTTTGGCGGGGCTGCACAAAAACGGAGAAAT